ATTCAGTTCAAGGTAGAGGCCCTGCAACTGCATTACTACCTTTCTGTACTCTTCCAGAGTTAGAAGGATGTATCATTGCATGGGACTTTATGGAGACCATCCATAGTCGTTCCTACACTTATATGATAAAGAATCTGTATCCAGACCCAACAAAAGTATTTGATACAATTCTAGATGATGAGAAAATCATTGCAAGGGCAGAATCAGTCACAAAAAGATATGATGAGTTCATAGAATATGCAAACAAATATCAGTTAGGATATGTTAAGGATGAGTATGAACTTAAGAAAAGATTATATCTTGCATTGATAAGTATCAACATACTTGAAGGTATTCGTTTCTTTGTGTCATTTGCATGTACTTTTGCATTTGGAGAAATGAAAAAGATGGAAGGGTCTGCAAAGATTATCAGTTTGATTGCAAGGGATGAAGCACAACATCTTGCAATCACACAACATATATTGAAGTGTTATCAGAACCAAGAGAAAGATAAAGTAATGTTGAAGGTCATGAAGGATTGTGAACCAGATGTTTACCAGATGTATGAGGAAGCTGTAGAAGAAGAGAAAGAGTGGGCAGAATACCTATTCATACATGGAAGTATGTTAGGATTATCAACACCATTGTTAGGTCAATATGTAGAGTATATTGCAAATAGAAGACTTCGTGCAATTGGTTTAAAACCTATATATGATATATCAAGTAGAACTAATCCATTACCTTGGACACAACATTGGTTGACATCAAAAGGTCAACAGAACGCACCTCAAGAGACAGAGATTGAGTCTTATGTCATTGGTGGTATTAAACAAGATATCAAGGAAGATACATTTGAGGGATTTAAGTTATGATAGAAATATTTGGAAAAACACAATGTCCTTATTGTGATAAAGCAAAGGCATTATGTGAACAGAATGGTTATGAATACACCTATAAACAGTTGGATGTAGATTTCACAAGAGAAGAACTCTTTGAACAGTTTCCAACTGCAAGAACATTCCCACAAATTAGAATTAGGGAATCAAGTAATACTTGGACTTACATAGGTGGTTATGACCAACTAGACAAATGGCATAAACAAGACTGGAACGATAAGTAAGGAGAAACAATCATGCAAGACCCAGAAAATGTAAGGGCTTTTTATTGTATGGAGTGTGGTGCAGAAGGTGATATAGAACATGAATTGGGTGATGGATATGAAGTTAAATACTGCCCATTTTGTGGTTCAGACCTTGATATTGAAGATGAATTTGATATCGAAAGTGAGTTAGAATTTGATGAATAAATATAAGATATATTATGAAACCTCAAAGTGCAAAGGCAAAAGGTAGAAACCTACAAAAGTGGACTCGTGAGAGACTAATTGAAGAATTAGATATCCATCCAGAGGATATCAAATCCACATCTATGGGAGCAGGTGGTGAAGATGTCATCATGGCAAGAGCTGCACGAGAGAAGTTCCCATATTCTATTGAATGCAAAAATCAAGAAAAACTAAATGTTTGGTCTGCCTATGACCAAGCAGAATCCAATTCTGGAAACTACGAACCTCTCGTAGTTATCAAAAGAAATCGTCAAAAACCTCTGGTCGTTCTAGATGCAGAGTACTTCATGAAATTACATAAGGGGCTGTAGCTCAGTAGGGAGAGCGACTGGTTTGCATCCAGTAGGTCGTAGGTTCGATTCCTATCAGCTCCACCATGACTTGACACATGGGTACATTTAATAGTATAATGAACATGTAGTTAAATAGGAGTAGAAATGTTAGATTTTAATAAAGACAATATAAAATATGAAATCTCTGATGATTTCATAGGTGGGTCATTGAAAGGTGAGACCTTTACAACTTACGATACTTTATATTCGTTGTTTGGTAAACCAACAACTTCAAATGGAGACCCATACGAAAAAGTTAATACTGAATGGTGTATTGAAGGTAAGGTTTATTTCACTGATGAATATGGTGAAGAAGATTGGGAATATGTTAAAGCAACAGTTTACAATTGGAAAACAGGTGGTACACCAACTGAAAAATATGGTTGGCACATAGGTGGTGACTCATATGAGTCAGTAGAACTTATTGATGCAATCATTGAAAACGATATCAAAGCAGAATATAACTGGGTAGATTAATATGGTAATCATCTATTGTGAAGGCCCTCGTGGTGGAAAACTAAAAGATGAAGAAAAAATAATAGAGTATGTTGATGTTGCATGTCAAGAACTCAAAATAAAAAGTGCAGAGATTGATGTTATAGTTTATAATAAGTTTCCTAAAGATTTTTATGATTGGTTAGGATGTTGTTATGGAAACTTAGAAGATGGAATTGTAATTGAACTTACACGAAATCAAGAAGACATGTATCAGACACTTGCACATGAAATGATTCATGTGAAACAATTTTTGAATGGTGAGTATCCATCTGAACGAGAAGCAAAACGATTAGAATTTAAATTACATAAAAAGGTGAGTAAACAATGTACACATATTTAAAAGAGATAACAGATTGGGGTGAACAAAAAGTTCCTAATCATACTTACATCTTCAATGATAAGAATCAGAATGTAGGATACATTAAGACAGGAACTAAAGAAGAAATCTTCTATGGGAAACCTTCCAAGTTGTTTTCTAAATCAAGAAGGAAATTTATAAAACTTGACAGATAGGTACATTTAATAGTAGAATAGAATTATGACATTAGAAGAAATGATAAAAGAATACGAAAATTTAACTGAGGAGCAACAAGCACATGTTGATGCAAGTCTTGATGCACAATCAGATGAAGGTCTTTGTGGGTGTGGTAAGAATGTGGATGATTGTCCAGACTCTTATTCTCACATGTCACAAGGTTACTAAACAGTTTCGAAGAGACTACACATGGCAGTTGTAAATTGGATTAATTCCTAAAGGTGCTGATGATAGGGTTTACTCTCTCCTTTCCCATCATCGTAGTCCTCTTCACTTAATTATGAGAGCAATAACAATAAGGAAAAATGGCAAAAAGAAGTAGTTTAAGAATAGTCGCAATAACACCTAGTAGGAAGTCTAGTAGTATTGGACAGGGCGGTAGAGGTAGAAAAGTAAAGATATCTATGTCTACGATGAACAAGGCAAAGAAAAGGTCTCACAAAAGATATCGAGGGCAAGGCAGATAATGAGTTTTAATCCATTTAAAAAGTTATACAAGAGAGCACTTGATACAACTTTTACTAAACAAGAACTGGAAGGTTCTACAAGGATTTTCAAATCTGCAACACCAAAGTATACCTTTGATTGGTATATTAAGTGGATTGCATCTGTATTTGTATTAGGTGCAATGGCAATAAGAGGTGTTCCAGAGTTTCAGATGTGGGACTTAATGCTTTCTACTATTGGAGTGACTCTTTGGTTATGGGTTGCAGTCATATGGAAAGACAGGGCATTGATTCTTTTGAATGGTGTTGGTCTTTTGTTTTTAATAAGGAATCTTGCAATAGCATTGGTTCAATAATAATGGAAAAGTGTCATACTTTGTCATACTGGAGTCAATAATATGGAATGGGAAATAATAGTCAATAATCTATTTGCCCTTGGTATTACTATCTTTATGGGTTTTTTTGCATGGGAAACAACTAAAATGGTTTCTGAGTCAAAGAAAAAAGATAGGTCAAAAAAGTAAATTGTATAAGTAATTAACATGGGAAAGAGAAATCAAAAATCTCTTGATGAAATCTATTATGGTGTAGAACCTCATAAAGAGGATACTAGAGACAAATCGAAATGTTTAAATTGGTATAACTACATGAGTGATAATAAATCATGTGGTGAATGGTTATCAGAATGGATGTCTCAAAGAGGATATGAAAAACAACACATTACTGGGATAAAGAAACTATCATATGTTCCTAGGACTGCTGCAGCACTTGCAAGGATGCAAATTAGAGGTGTGCCTTGTGTTTATGAAGATAATCTCCTAGACCCCAAGACAACAGATTTCATAAAAGAACATGTCAGTAAATGTATCCATGATATCAATTCTGCAAAGTCAATCAAAGAAGACTTCTATAAAACAAAGAAGAGTAAACCAAAGGTATCAATCCAAGAAAGAATTCAAAACAAGGCAGATGAATATGCTGGTGAGATTGAATATCAATTAGATTGTTATCTAGATGACCCTAAAAACAAATTTGATGTGTTTAAATATCTAACAGAAGAAAAAGTATCAGCTCCAGTTGCAGTTAAGGTTGGAGATAACTTTCATTATCTTGAAAGAGAATTAGAAGAAACATTAGAAGGTAAGTGTGACCAATTAAAAGAAGCATATTCATTCTTATCTAAGAAAGGATTAAAAGAGTATTACAAATATGTTCTTAGTATTAGAAGTGAATGTGACAAGTATGCAGAAGGTCAGAAAAAACACAGAAAGAAAAGAAGGAAGAAAGTTTATAGTTCAACTGAACAAATAAAGAATCTAAACTACAAGATAACAGATACAGAGTATCACATTACATCACTTAACCCAGAGAATATCGTGGGTGCAATGCAACTATGGACATTCAATACCAAGACCAAGGAAGTCACAAAGTTTGTTGCAGAGGATAGAATGGGTCTTGCAGTGAAAGGAACAACGATTCAAAAGTTTAACAATCTTAGTGCTATGAAGAAAATAGGAAATAAAACAGAATTTTTCCTTGACAGAATCCAAGATGGTGGTAAAATAGTATTAAGTAAAGTATTAGATGAAATAAACACAAAGTCATCTAAACCTACAGGAAGAATTAACGAACACACTATATTATTGAGAACTGAATGATTTTAATTGACCTAACGCAGGTTCTAATTGCGTCACTAATGGCACAGACCAGAGGTGGAACAGAACCAATAGATGAACCTCTAGTAAGACACATTGCACTGAAATCCCTTGCAATGTATCGTAAAAGATACCATAGAACATTTGGAGAGTTAGTCCTTGCAGATGACTCTCATGGTGTATGGAGAAAAGATGTATTCCCACCTTACAAAGCAAATCGTAAGAAAGGAAGAGACAACGATACCAAAGATTGGGGTCTAATATTTGATTGCATAACTACAATCAGACAAGAATTAAAAGACAATTTCCCTTATAAATACCTAATGATTGATAGATGTGAAGCAGATGACATCATCGGAGTACTTTGTGAAAAGTATGGTGATACTGAGAACATCATGATTGTTAGTGGTGATAAGGATTTTCAACAACTTCAAAGATATAGTAAAGTGAAACAATTTTCACCTATAACCAAGAAGAATATTAAACTAACTAAGGAACAAGCAGAAGCATATCTTGTTGACCACATTATAGGTGGTGATACTGGTGATGGTGTTCCTAATGTACTATCTCAAGATGATTGTTTTGTTGAGGGTATAAGACAAAGACCTCTTTCCAAGAAGAAAAGAGAGATTATCAAAGACCCATTAGTTGCAAATGATGATGAGGTAGATAGAAACTTACAAAGGAATAGGAGTCTTATTGACTTGACCTATATACCTAATGAGTATAAAAAACAAATTCTTCATGAATTTGATAATGTAGAAGTTGCATCCAGAGCTGGATTACTAACTTACTTTATCAATAACAGATTGATGGATTTAGAAGAAAGTATTGGAGACTTTTAATTATGGCAGAGAAAAGAGGAAGAGGAAGACCTAAAGGGTCACTCAATAAAAAAACTCTAGAGACATTAGACGCAAGTTCTAATGGAATCAAAGAAGAAGATATTGGTGTAGATGCAAATGGTTCACCAGTAGTTGAATCTCTAGGTGAAACACAGAAAGAAGTCCTTAAGGGGCCTGATATGGAAGAGGCACATAAAATTGCAGATGCAATTGTTTCTCAATCTGAAACTACAGGAACTATTGAGGTTGAAAAACCTAAATGGACACCAAGGAAACTTCCAAGAAATCCAAGTGTTGTAGAAATACTTGCACTTGCAGATGAAACCAAAGGTAAACAGGCAAAGGTTGATATTCTAAAAGAATACATTGAAAGACAAGACCTTAAGTATGCACTTAAAGCTGCATTTGATTCTAGGGTTGAGTTTACTTTACCAGAAGGATTACCAGAGAATGTAGTTGTTGGAGACCCAGACACACCAGAAGGTGCAATGGATATGGCTCCAGAAAGATTCATTCGTATCTATAAAAGAATGCAGTATTGGGTCAAAGGTGGTAATGCAAACAATACCAGTAAAGCTGCAAAACAGGAAGAGATTTTCATAAACACCTTAAGGTCTTTAGAAAAATCTGAAGCAGAATTCTTACTTGCAATTAAAGATAAGACTATGCCTTTCAAGTCAGTCACAAAAGAAATTTGTGAATTGGCAGGTTTTGACCTAACTCCAAAGTAAGTATTGATATAAATACTACTATGGAAAAAGCAATCAACAAACTAGGACTTACTGATTCTGAAAGGGCAATCAACTACACTGATAATGGTGCAGTTAAGATTGCAGAAGTCAGACATTATGACCCAGTGATGGGATTGTTAAAAATTGTTGACCCTATGAATGGTCTCACTCATGAAATGATTTATAGTTCAACATCTAAGAATTGGTTCGTGCCAGGCACAAGTATTACTTGTGACTATAATGCAGAAGAACCAGTTGTAAAACAGGTTGATGGATGGAGTGGTTCTGTTCCAACAACAGTAAAAAGATTCCCATCTAATCCTTTGGACTAGATGTACAAGATATTATGGAGATATTATGGAAAATGTAGAGCAAGTTGATTTGATACAAACTCAGATATTGGGTTTGAAAGAGATTGCGCAAATGGTTGCAGTGATTGATACCGCTGCAAGTAGAGGGACTTTTAAAGCAGAAGAGTTCTCAACTATCGGAAGATTGAGAGAAATCCTAATTGCAGAAAGTCAGACTCAAGCACAACTACGACAGGCTGCACAACAACAAGCCCAACAAGAAATGAATCTTGATGGTGGTATGACAGAAGGTGATGAAACTTCTGATGAATCAGTTGTTGATGCAAGAGAAAAACTTAAGAGAAGTAAAGGTAAGAAGTAATGGCAGATAGTTTCGATTTTGGTTTCACTGCTGTAGACCAAGATGAACTCACAACGAAGACAGGGGAAAGTGCAGCTCTCAATGAGAAGATTGCAGAAGACCTTAAGAAAGTTGCAGAGTCATCTAAGGGTGCAGTTAATTCAGAACAGATAGAAAATTTGGATGCAAAGGTTGATGTACTCAACAAATTAGTATCCAATGCACTAGATGAACTGGATGAAGCAAAAACAAATGTGGGTAGTTCTACAGATGTTGCAGTGTCCAAATTGAAATCAAATCTTGCAGATGCAGAAGAACTTATCTTACCTCTTCTTCATAAACTTATGGAGAATGAGGACAAAGAGTATATCTATTGGCCTAATAGAAAAGCAATCATTACTCAACAAATAGAAAGAGTTAAAAAGGTAACAAGAGGATAACATGGCAAACGATGCACAATCACAAACTATTCCATCTTGGGTAGAAGATAACTCTTTTGAGGTTCAAACAAAAGTAACTTATACAATCAACAGTGGTCATCCTTCACCATTATCTGCAACACAATTCAAAACATTCTGGAAAGGATTGTATGATAATGTTGTAGTTAGAGGTGGTAAGATACAAGATAACACACATATGGATGGTAAGTACTTGGTTGATAATCAACGAGGTCACAATGGAGAAGAAGACTTTTCTGGAACATTAAACATTACAGGTGAAAAGAATGTTGATGGTAATGAAATGGTAGTCTTACCAATATTTGCTGGGGACTCTGCATCAGAAACAGTCACAGCAGATTGGGGTGGTGTTTGTTGGGTAGGTAATTCTGGATTAGATGCTTACTCACATCCTTTTGTATTTAAGAATGGAAGTTCAGTAGTATCATCCACAGGTAACTTTGATACTGTAGAACATATCACTTCATGGAAACTTGCATCTGATTACAGGAAAGCAGTTTGTAATGAAGTAAATCCAGATGCAACATCATTTACTATTCAAGATAATGCAAAGAGTAGTGGTGGTGCAACAGCAAATAATACACAAGGCAATTCAGTCTCAAGAGATACTTCAAAAGTTTCACCAACAAATAAAGACCCTATCATACCAACTTTTGGTAGGGGAGAAACATATCCTATAACAATTGCAGCTGCAAATGATTTTGTAGTTTCTGGTACTGGAATGAAATACAAAATGGAATTTACAAAAGGGTCATCCAATTCAGATGTTGTATCATCTGAAAAATGGTTAGTAGCAAATGGTCTTGGAAGACTTTCCAAAGCAGATGTAGATGTTACTCATACACCTAAAGTAACTGGAAGTATGAGACTCTTCAAAGATTGTTATAATTTTACAGGTAATTCTAGAGTTGCAACAACTCTTCAAGCCATAGATAGTGGTGTATTCGGATTACCAACAGGACATCCAAACATAGAATCAAATTCATGGAAAAAAGGTGAGATTGATTACGCAGTAGAACTTAATGGTTATGCTGGTAGTCAAATCGTATCAAACAGTAATCAACTTAAGTTACAAGGTTAATGTCCGACAAAGAACACATTTTAAAACTCCAGAGAGGAGATATTGCTCTTATTGTGAATAATGATAATGGATGGTTTAATAAGATGGCAATCGCATTTGCAGATGACCATGACCATCCAGTTCAAATAGAACAAGAGTGGATATCATTATATAAAGCAGTCACACATCTATCAATGATATGTGATACCTATTTAAGAAGTCGACAGAATCTTATGCAAGAATCTGGAGAAGACATTATATCAGAACAAGAGTGGAATGCAGATATGTTAGACCCTTATGTGTTAAAAGACTATTTAACAGATATGGGTTATTCTACTCCACCAGAACTTCAAAAAGAAGTAGATGAATTTGAATCAGAGAAAGAAGAGGAAAAGAAAAGCATGGGTAATGTTATACAATTTCCTCAGAAAACACTTGATTCATGAGTACATAATTTGTTATAATATAATTGGCCACTTATAGGTCATAATAAAATGAATAAGGATATATAATGAACCAACATGGTAAAAAACCAAGTCCATACGACATGACTCCACGAGAACTTTTCTTTGCAGAGTTAGGTAGAGAGATTTCAGATTATGCAGATAATCACAAAACAACATCACTACGATTCAGTAGAAAATTATTTGAAAAAGATAGAAAAGGTAATCCAGAGGATGATGTCTGGAATCATATGTTATCTGCGTGTGATAAACTTACTCGGATTGGTACTCTATGGGGGCCACAAGATATAACATGTCTTAATGAGAAAGAAAAGGTAATTGTTCTAGCACAACTAAGGAAACGAGAAAATGCTAAAAAAAGACAAGAGAGAAGAGAACACAATCAAGGCACTTGAAAATAATGTCAAGGATTTACAAGAACAACTTGCATGGGCATACAAGAGAATTGGTGAATTACAAAACAGTCAACATGATAATCCAGTTCTTGAGAAATGGTCAGAGGTAAAAAATAATATTGAAAGTACATGAAGCAGATATGGCGTTTATAGAGTCAAGAGTACATACGATTGATAATGCATTTGATTGTGTTCCTTTCTATGAACAGTTTCTTGAGTATGAATATGTCAAGAAGATGCAATCAGTAGATAATGCTCCTTGGGAAAAACAAACTTGGGGTAAACCATTATTCTATCCAGATGAGAATATAGATGTTAGAGAAGGATGGAAACCTATATGGGATATCATAAGTCCACAGATTGAAGAAAAGATAGGAGAGATTGAGTTGTCTCTAAGACCTTGTGGAAACATGAAGGCCTATCCAGAGATTGCATATATTAATCTATTTGACCATGGAGACAATTCTTTTATCCATACTGATAGAGAAGGATACACTGCAATATGTTATATGAATCCAAATTGGAATTACAATTGGGGTGGTGAGACATTCTTTTACAAGGATGATGAGGTAATACATTGTCAATTACCTAAAGGTGGAAGTCTAGTATTCTTTAGGGGTCAAATACCTCATAGAGCTGGACTAGTTAGTTCTAATGCACCTTTCCCAAGAATGGGATTGACATATATGTTTAACAAGGTATAATAGTAGTATGAATATATTTTATTTAGATAAAGACCCACAGGCATGTGCAAAAATGCATTGTGATAAACATGTGGTTAAAATGATTATTGAGTATGCACAGTTGATGTCTACTGCACATCGTGTCTTAGATGGTGACCAGTATACAGATAGAACTGCAAATGGTAGAAGGATACAACGATGGAAACATCCTCTAGAGAACCATGAGAAACTATTATACAAGGCATCCCATGTAAACCATCCAAGTGGTAAGTGGGTAAGAGACTCACAAAACCATTACATTTGGTTATACAATATGTGGGAACAACTATGTTATGAATATACGCATCGTTATGGTAGAGTACATCTAACTGATTTGAAACTCAGAGGTATACTTGCAAATCCACCAATGCAAATACCAGTAGAACCTTTTGTTGACCCTTATCTTGCAATGCCTGATGATGTTAAACAAGAGAATGTAGTTAATGCATATCAAGACTACTACATAAAGTATAAGAAAGAAATTGCAAAGTGGACTAATCAAGAGACTCCACAATTTATGGAGGCATAATGGATACATTTTTAATGTTCTGGAATTTTCCAGTAGAACTTCTAAAGTTCTTTGTTAGTATAGGATTCTGGGGAGCTATGGTTTATATAGTATATCAGTTCCTTGTTGAATATATTTTTTGGAGATAGTAGTGGGAAGTAGAGCAAGAGTAAAGTTTAGTCATACTGGTGGTCTTAATGGAAGAAGGACTAGAGCATTAGAGAGACTACAACAGGTTAAAGAACCAAACAAAGAACAACTCAAACAGATTGAGACTCTAGAAAAAAGAATTAAGGGTGCATAATGCCAACAGATGAACAATTTGATAGAGTAGAAAAACTATTAATAGGATTATACATATTCATTCCATTAGTTTTTATACTTGAGAAGATACTATAATGCCAATATATACTTTAGAAGATAAGGAAACAGGTGAACAACACGATGTGTTGATGACTTGGGATGACTTACAAGAATATAAGAAAGGTAATCCACATCTAAAACAAGTTATTACAGGGGCTCCTGCAATTACATCTGGAGTTGGTAGTAGAACTAACCTAGGTGGAAGTGGTGGATTCAATGAAATGTTATCAAAGGTTGCAGATGCCCATCCAAGGTCAGAACTTGGTAAGAGTATAAGACGAAGAAGTGCAAAGGAAGTCAAGACAGATGCAATCGTTGATAAACATGTTAAGATGCAAACTGCACAAAAGAAAGCTGGTAAGAAACTTAACAAATAAATGTATAGAATAATAATATTACTAGTACTCTTAACAAGTTGTAGTGTTTATCAACCACTAGAAGGACTTTGTTATACAGATAAAGAGGGGACATACTTGTGTGAAGAACCTAAAGAGGATGAATGGGATATTTGTAAACAATGGATAGATGTTGACCCAGAAGTATGGACAAATTGTATGTTGCTTGCACAATGATGGAATACATTAAGACCTATCCTATAACAGATTTTGAGAATCTTCGTGAAGAGTTTCTTAAAGAGATAGAACTAAGACCAACTCAATCATTATTTGGAGATTACAATGTCAATGAACCACTCTTTTCTCCATATACAAATAGACCAGAGAATAGGAGTTCAAGGTATGTTCAACTTTTCCTAAATATGATAACTGAACCAGTAGAAAAATACATTAAATCATGGGGATGTCCTAATTGGGATGTAGTAACAGTTTGGTGTCATCAATATAACGATGGTGGTGAATACATACATCATACACACTCAAGAGCAAACATGGCGGGTGTAATTCATCTGGTACTTGATGATGAACAAGACTATACAAACATTGAAGGATATGAAGAACCTATTAAAGAAGGTGAAGTCATATTATTTCCTTCTATGCAACCTCACAAGTGTGACCCAGTTCACTCTCGTAAGATAACTATTAATTTTAACTGGGACATGCATGGTGATATGGATTATTATCATCCAGTTCAGTAGGAGAACATATGGCAAATAAAACAGTAGACATGAATGTTGTTAAAAAAGTAACAATGACAGCAGATGAATACAGAGAGTTTGTTTCTAAAGCAACTATCTTAGAAGATGGTAATTATGAAATGCTCTTTCAAGCAGAAAAACTTCATGATGACACATATAATGTGACAGTTTATGGACAACACGATTGGGATAAATTAGACTTACTTACTTCATAATGAAAACATTTGAAATTCTAGATTATGGGTTTGAATCATTACCCACAGAAAATATTGATGGTAAACGATATTATGTAACTCCAACAGGTGAGAAGTATCCTTCTGTTACATCGGTCACTGGACTTATGAGTAGAAAGGGTATCCAAGAATGGAGAAAGAGAGTTGGTGCAAAGACAGCAAACAAGATATCTACTCAAGCTGCAAGACATGGAACATCTGCCCATCAACTATTTGAAGACTATATTCGTAATGATAACTTTGAAGAGAAGTTCAAGGGTGCAATGCCCACGACTCAACAAGCATTCATCTCATTAGAAAATCAACTTAATCAGATAGGAACTGTTCATGGACTTGAGTCACCACTTTACTCTCACAAACTACAACTCGCTGGTAGGGTAGATTGTATTGCAGAGTGGAATGGTAAACTATCAGTAATCGATTTTAAGACCAGTGCAAAACCAAAAAAGGAAGAGTGGATACAGAATTATTTTATACAGGAAACTGCATATGCAAAAATGTTTGAAGAACTTACAGGGCAAAGAATAGAGTCAATTGTGACATTAATTGCAGTGAGTAATGGGACAAGTCAACTTTTCATCGAAGAACCAAGTGAAAAGTATGTTGAGAAGTTACATGAACTTCGTAGTCAGTATAAAACTGAATATGGTATTTAGAAATTAGTTGATGACAACCAGATTATTAAAAACGGCACAGCCATCGGTGCTAACATGTAGAACGAGAATTCAGTTAGTTCTCTAATGTTCTTACAGATTTCGCATCGGTGTTCATAGATATAGGTAATAGCACGACTCATTTTAGGTTCGGTCTCCTTATAAATAATAGTTAGTATAATGATAAATTACAACGAGTTATGAATAATTATCACCTATATTTATAAGGGAAAATATTTTCAATTATGGCATATTCAAAAAAAGTAGTAGATAGATTCAACGATGTGTTAGAGAACCCACAAAAACATTCTGTTGGAAGGTTTGACCCCAATGACCCTAATGTTGCAACTGGAATGGTTGGGGCTCCTGCATGTGGTGATGTAATGAAACTTGATTTAAAAATGAATGGAGACACAATAGAAGATGTCAAATTCAAAACTTATGGATGTGGTTCTGCAATTGCATCCAGTACAATGTTTGTTGAAATGCTTAAAGGCAAAACTATCGACCAAGCAAAACTTATCAAAGACAAAGAGATTGCAGATGCACTCGAATTACCACCAATCAAACTCCACTGTTCAGTCCTTGCAGAAGAAGGAATCAGAAAAGCAATCGAAAACTGGGAAGAGAAAACCAAATATAGAAGACACAACCAACGATATGGAAGTGACCAGTGCAGAGAGTTTAATGAGTATCCTATACAAAAATAAAACTTGACAGATATCAGTTCTGTAGTATACTAATATAGTAATGAAAATAAAAGTGATTATATGATTTTGACCAAGAAAAGGTTTGCAGAACAAATTGAGAATATAGTATTGACAAAGAGATTGAACTACATTGATGCAATCGTGCATTTTTGTGAAACACAACACCTTGACCCAGAATCAGTAAAGAATCTAATCACTCCACCTCTTAAACAAAAGATTGAAAGTGATGCGTTATCTTACAATCTATTAAAACCAAATGCAAAGAAAGGAAAAGGTAAATTACCAATATGAAGAAGTTTGACAATCGTAGACCACAAAGACAAAAGGAATGGGGAAGAAAACCAAAGAAACCATCTGGGCCACCACCATTTGATGTTTTGTTTAGACGATTCAAGAAGAAGTGTGAACGAGATGGAATAGTTGCAGAGGTTCGTAAGAGACAATACTATGAAAAACCTTCTGCAAAAAGACAGAAAAAGAAGAACGATTGGAAAAGACAAATCAAGATTAATAAGTGGAGAGAACAAGCTGCACTTGAACACTACAAAAGAACACATAGGAATTAGTAGGTGGATGCAAGATTTGGATATGAAAGTTACAAACTTTATCTTGGTATAAAATTACATTATAATTCAGATTATGATTTCAACAAGTACAATGGAAAAGTGTCTGCATCATTTGAGAGTTATCTCAAGAGGAACGATAAGTTCCAGTTTGCAAAACTTAGGAAACAACACAATGGACAACTTAAGGATTTCTATATTGCAAACTTCATGTACAAGGATTTTTGGGTAGGAGATTTATTCGGTGAAGAATCAAAAGAAAACTATACAGAGTGGAAGAAGTACAACCAATCTCTTCTCTACTGTTTCGAAAAAGATATCAGATATCTTAACTCACTTGAAGGAGTTCTGGACAGCTTATTTGTTAATACTGGTTCTAGTCATCCTATCATCGTTCAGTCTTTGTTATCAAAATCCATATCATTTGGAACTGGAGTATTATTGGACTCCCTCTTACAATGGAGTTCCAGCATAAAGATAACAGAACAATATGTATGGCCTGAACTTAAACAACGAATCCAGAAGACAAAAGGATTCATTGGATATAACCAAGACAAATTGAAACAGAAGGTATTAGAAGTATATGACTCTTGAGACTCTTGATTTTGAAGCACAAAGTTGGCAAGACTTAAATAAGCAAGGAATCTATATTAGTAATGTGAAGTTACCAGAAAATGGAACTGCATACATCATAGGTAATGGTCAGTCTAGGATAGGATTAGACTTAGAGTTGCTTGGTGGAGACATATGGGGTTGTAATGCACTGTTTAGAGACTACACTCCAGATTATCTTACAATAGTAGATGTAAGTATCATGGGTGAATGTTGTAAGACAAAGTATCCAAAATACAACAAATGTTATTTCTCTGGAGAATGGGATGACCCATTAGGACATGAAGAGTATAACATGATTAAAGGAACAATGGGTGTCCCAGTAAAAGAGTGGATAGACCCAAGTCATTCTAAAGTGACTATGCATGGAAAAGGTAATGGAAACATTGGTATCCTAGAAATGCAAGCAATAGGAGTAGAGAATGACTATAAGATTTCAAGTGTTGGTGGGCCAGATGATGACTACCATCTATTTGAGAATTGGTTCGCAGGTACTACTGCAGCTGCAATGGCATCTATGAACCACGACTACAGTAATGTAGTTTTTGTCGGATTTGATTCTATTTGGAATTACGATACGACTAAATATAATAACATCTATGCTGGAACTGAATGTTATGGGACAGAAGACGACCCAGAGAACAACAGACTTGTTGAGACTGGTGACCAAGGTTGGATATCCCAGACAGAACAACTAAAGATTTTAGTTGACAGATTCCAAAACATAGATTATTATATAATGAAGGATGAATTAAGTGTTGAACCTTTGGAACAATACTTAGTTTAATATAATAGTAATAAAATGCAATACAATGCAAATACGAGGATAAATATATGTCATTTCAAGACTTAAAAAAATCTAGAGGTGGATTCGACACCTTACAAGCATCATTAGAAAAGGTTTCTAGTGGTGAAACTAAATCCTACAACGATGAACGATACTGGAAAATCGACTTAGATAAGACTGGTAATGGTTATGCAGTTGTAAGATTCCTACCAGCACCTCAAAACGAGGATATGCCTTGGATTCAATACTTTGACCATGGCTTCCAAGGGCCAGGTGGATGGTACATTGAGAAGTCTCTAACGACTCTTAATGATAAAGACCCAGTGTCAGAACACAATACTGAATTGTGGAACTCTGGTATTGAGTCAAACAAGGATATTGCAAGGAAACAAAAAAGAAGGTTGCACTATGTGTCAAACATTCTTGTAGTTTCTGACCCAACTCATCCAGAAAATGAAGGAAAGGTTATGCTTTTCAGATATGGAAAGAAAATCTTCGAGATGTTGAAAGACAGAATGCAACCACAGTTTCAAGATGAAACACCATTAAATCCATTTGATTTATGGGAAGGTGCAGACTTTAAAATTAAAGTTCGTAAAGTAGATGGCTACTGGAACTATGATAAATCAGAGTTTGCAACTGCAAAACCATTATCAGAGGATGATGAAAAACTGGAAGCAATCTGGAATAGTCAACATTCATTAAAGGATGTGATTGCACCAAGTGAGTTCAAATCGTATGATGAACTCAAACAAAAACTCGACAGAGTTTTAGGGATGACAGCATCAACATCAACTGCAGCTTCGGTTGCATCTGATATGGATGATGTTGCATTTCCAAGTCCAGAACCATCAATTGTAGAACCTACAACTGCAAGTGCAGATGTAGATGAAGATGAGTCACTCTCATACTTCCAAAAACTTGCAAATGATGTGTAAGGATACGCAATCCTAAAGTTATTGAATTATAAATATACTATGCACTAATAGGATTGAGGGGACTGGGTTAACACTGAGACCCAGAGAGTTATACCAAGTAGGATGGCAGAGGTTTGGGTATACATATCGAGGTAAGATATCAAATGCGGCAGAGGATATCGGTTAGACTGCGGGACTGAGGGGCAGGTTTAACAATTCTAATTTTTCCAAGAGACAAGATAATGAGTAACTGGCATGGTGGCAAAGGTTCTAAGAGAAGAGATTCTAATGAAGAACTGTATGGTGATAACTGGGAAAAAATCTTCGGTAAGAAGAAACCAGATATAAAGTCACGCAAGCATCAACCAGACCATAGTGTAACACGAGTCCATAAGGATAAAACCAAAGTCATTCCAAGACACCAAAAATACAAATCAGAATAGGAGAATAACATCATGAGTTATTCCAAGTACGAGACCTACTCGGTAGGTAAAATTACATTCGCAGATTATGATATCTACAGAACAGAAGATTGTAAGATACAATTAGATTCAGAGTTAACTCTTGATACCTTAACACAAGGTAATTGGAAAGAGGGTGACCACATTCTAGTTGAAGTGGATGATGATTCTTTAGTGACCTTTACTAAGGTTAATGTAGTGTAGAATGGATGTGATGGTTTGCACGACTGTTTCTATGTGCAGTACCAGTTGCAGCAAAGTTCTTTTGTACTCTCATCTGATTTGATGTAGGTACAATTTGTGTCACTACATTATTGACTTGTTCTGCTTTACCACCACCTTTTACATCAAAAGTTGCACCAGCAGTAGTTGGACTTGCACCAAAGTTTAGAGTTATATTCTCAAAGTCATCAATTTGTTTGACAAATGATTTTAGTTTACTAGAATCTAAGTCTTCAAGACCAGCTGATATACTGTTAACACCAGCACCTAAAGCAACCATATTTGAACCCAGATGAGGGTCTACGAATTTGATTTTTGCAAGGGATGCTAATTGGTCAACACCAGACTCACCAAATAAACTCTTAAGTAATCCATCTTTATTCTCTGGTAATTCAAAGTCTGCCATTGCCTCTTTGATTTTGGTTATGTTATCTACAAAGGTATCTGTTTCCATGTCCATGAATGGTTTAACTGCATTTGCAAATCCAGCAACATCTTGACCCATATCAGTAAATGGTGTTGCATCACCTTTAAACCAAGATAAGAATCCAGCAAAAGAACTTTGCATAGATGCACCAAATAACATATCGACACTATTATTGAACTTTTCAGTATCAATGTCCATGAATCCACTACCATTGATTGCATTTGCAAATCCAGCTGCATCTTCACCTAGTTTTGTATATACATTTGAATCGCCAGGTAATAGGTCTATCAATCCAGCAATTGAATTAAGGACAGATGCACCAGCCAACGCTGCAAGACCAGCTGCAACCTTAACCATGTCTATCTTTTCCATCCTCTCAAGGGAGTCATTTGCACCAGTTTCTTCAAACGATGCAATCCCATTTGCAAATCCCTTCATCAATGCACCAATAGCTGCACCAGCACCTAATCCAACCAATGCAATAAAGCCTGCAACACCAGCACCTAATAAAAGTAGACCCGCAGCTGCAAGTGCAGATGCAGTCACAAATGCTGTCATTGTCGCAGGATTAAATATTGGTGCAGTTGCACCTAGTGCCATTGCTCCAGCAGCAGCTTCAAACAATCCACCATCACCTTCACCTTTTTCACCTTTTTCAACATCTGGTTCATTGAGTCCACCAGTCAAACTTGATGTTGGAGCAATGAATGCTTTTGCATCTCTTCTTAAGTTATCCTCTAACTGTTTCTTCTCCATTTTGTTGGAGTCTGCATTTTGTTTTTCTATCTTCTTCTGGTGTTTTCGGTCTAATTTTCTTTCCCTTCTCCAGATAATGAAGTTTGCAATTTGTTTCTTGAGGAAATTACCAGCAAATTTTGCTATAGTACCAAGGAATGGTAGGTTTTGTATTGCACCAGCAGCAGGCCCTAGAAATGCAGTAACTTTATCAAAGTCACCTCTTAAGTCTCCCATCAAGCCTTGCCATGGTTTATTCATTTGGGAGTCTTCGTTTGCTCTGTCTTCTAATAACTTTTCAACCCAATCTTTCGAAAAGAACATAAGACCTTTTTCCATTGCAGAAAGATTCCTACCAAACTTACGCATGTTAATCATATTCTCTTCATCATATTTGAGTTGCTTGAGAATAGTGCTATCCCTTGCAGTTAACCCACCAAACTCTTCTTGTAAATCTGTCAGTCTTTTTTGTTCTTCTTGATTTGATTTCAACATCTTATTGGCAGATATTCTTAGGTCTGCATCATCCTCAGAATAACCAAGTTGCATTAACCCAAGTTTATTTTGTAATGCTTCCTCATCTTCGGTTGATGCACCACCTTCTTTCAGTGCTTGCTTAAAAGCTTTAACAGTATCCATAGAAGATTGAGATTTGGTCTCGCTGACCAAAGTATCCATCTTAACACTAAGTGTTTCTAACCACTTAGCTTGGAGCTCCATTGTTTCTTGTTGAGCTTTCTTTTCGCTATCTGTTAGTTCTGCCATAGTAGTATTTATCTATTTTTCGTTGTTAGTTGAATGTTCTTTAGCTGCACTATTAACATATAGTCCAAACCATGCTGCTCCAGCACCTACCAGAATACTGATAAGACCAGATTGTTCCATTGAAGGTTCTGGTAAATCCATGAACCAAATGGCTGCATAGTACACTAAGAATATGTAAACACTTAAGAATGCACGAGGCCATATTCTCCATGCATCAACTGTTCTTGCAAGGTGTACCCACTTTTGCCAAGGGTTCACTGTATCGTTTGCTTTAAGGTCTCGTATCTCATCTTTAAGGGCACCATTCTCTTGAATCATCTCCATAAACTTCGATAAGTCCATTTCGACTTCGTTTCGACTCATGTCTCCACCAAATCTTTCTCTGTCATCACTCATAATACTCTCCTATTATTTATTTTGAGCCTGTTTAGATTGCAACTCTTGGTCTTCAAGGTGTTGCAATAGTAAGGAAATGTATATTTCCCTTTCCCATGGATACATCGAGTCCAATTCTGTTAATGACCAACCATGATGTTGGATTAACCCAAAGTTAGTTTGTATGTAGTTTGCTAGTGTCTCATGAGAAAGGGCTATACGAAAAAATTCTGTAACCCTTCTAGTGTTTGTTGTTGTCTTAAACTACACTCTTCACACTCGTAATCTACTTTATATACCATCTTTGGAACTGAACCAAACCAATCCATCATAATATTGAACTGGTCAATTTGAAGATTGTCAACGAAGTCATTTACTTCTTTGGCGGTAAATTCATGAACTTCATGAACTTCTTCACCATCAAATACTTGAATAATACATCTATTCAAGACTTCAAAAAGATTGTTGGTCACATGACCCTCAACCTCACCATCTGCATATATCTCTTGCATATCAGTGTAACTTGGAAACCTTAAAACTACACCAACTTCATCTGTTAGCATAACTCTATTGTCTCTTAGTTCACCTTCAATCTCCATCTTATCAAACTCAATCTCAATTGGGGTATGTCCATCACAACTTTGTTTCTTACATCCCAATCTTATTTGAGTAGTCTCACCTACAGATTTCATTCTTATTTGTACAAATAACCATTCTAAATCTGTATTGGATAAGTCTTCTACTTGCCAGTTATCAGCTTGGAGTTCTGCACACGACTCTATCAATCCTATCAATGAATTGGCAATCCCTTTCGTTTGCCCCTCTTCTAATGCTTGTAACAAAATCTTTTGTTCCTTTACATTAAAAGGTCTATACTTCACTTCTATTTGTGATATCGGTAGTGTACCAAAGTACTCCACTGAATTTAATTTAGGTAATCCCATAATATACTCCTATTTCAATATTAGCCGAAGACTGCATCCTCAACTTTTCTTCTTACCTTATTCTCTAGTTTACTTATGTGTTTATCCATAAACCCAGTAATTAAACCATCTTGTTTTGAGTTCAAGAACTCACTTTCCCAGAATCTATAACGAAACTGAGCATTAAACTTTTGTACTTCTGAATTCGCATAACCAAAATTGACAACACCTAATTGCACTGGAAATGCATCGGTCATTATACATCTATAATTGACACCATCTGTATTATCTAATGCTTCTAGATATATCAGTCCAGTATAATCATCATGGTATCTACTATGGAAATTTTGACTAGAACCACCATTCATAGTACTCATCCATAACTCAATCAACTCTCTATCTTCCATATCGTTGGTTAAATAGAAAGAACAATCAAATGCATCGTATTGTGGTTTATGTACTATTGCTCTCTTCGGGCCATACTCTGAATCTTCTACTGCAAAGAATCCTTTGCCAGGCAAAGCTGCAGTTTCACATCTAATTCCTCTTATTGCAAGTCCACTGTTCTTACCACCAGTACCAAAGAAAGATACATTGTATCTATTTGCTCTTTGTAGATTGTCTATCTGTGCTTTAAATCTATCTATCCTCATGCCATTTTCTTCCTACTTTCTTTCCAGACTGATTGCATACTGGATTTCTTAAATGATTCTGTTGGTAAGAATATTGCAATTTCCCAGTCTGCACTGTCTACTTTTGCAAATCCACTTCTTACATGTGTTGAGAGGTAATGTTTATAACATGCCTTGTAGTAAGGTTTACCCTTTATACTCTTAAGTAAATTGTATGTTAATCTAAATCTTGTTGTCTCATCAAATTTATCGTTATTTGTTCTATCATACAATGCGTCTAAAAATTGTGCTCGTAATGAGTGTGGTAGATAGTGTAGATTCAATCCATAAAATCCACCTTTAGCAGGTTCTACTGGTATACACAAGGGAAACCTATCATAATAAGGTAGTGTCTTCTTGTGTTTAGGGTCATACATGTACATATACATGTCACCAAATATTTGTCTCTTTCTTTTCTTTGCATCCCTTAGTAGTTCTTGTCTACTTACACCTTTTATTTGAGATACACGAGTACGAAACCATCTCATGGATTCTTGGGTTCTTGCTTGAATACCACCACGAAATGCTTCTCGCTCTAATTTATCAAATAGTTTACCTGCCATGATAGTATTTAGGTCATTTTACAAGGTGGTCTTCGGTAATTATTCTAAATTTATAACCTCTATCCTTACAGTACTCTTCTGCAGCTTCCCATTTCAGTTGATTGATACCATAGGTTCGTGCTTCTTTCAAGTATCTACCATAAGGTTTGTTTTTCTTGGTGGGTTTCTTGGTTTGTCTTTTAGGTTTGACCTCAATAATCTCTACAATCATTTCATTCCTTGCATTTCTATATTTTATTTTGAAGTCTGGGAAGTAACGATGGATTTTACCATCTAATCCACGATAAGGTATTATGACCTCTTCACTTGACCATTCAAGTATATAAGGGTTCTTATCACAATATTTCATGAATCTTAATTCCCACATAGAACGATACACAACCTTGGTGGGGTCACCTTTATACTTTTTATACTGTTTTGGTTTGAATCTTCCCTTGTAACTCATATAAATACTCTATACATAACTAAATCTATAGAGAGTATTTATATGAAATTTTTCAAGAATCTAAAAGAGTCTATATTGGGGTCAATTAAGGAAGACCTCAATTCTGCACTAGGTGGTAAACAAGCATTATTCAACTCCAAGATATCTGGTGCATTAGATGACTTGATTGCAATGAAGACTGGTATTAACATATCCAATGTTCCATCTAAAATAACAGAAGAGGCTGCACTAGCAGGAGAGGCTAGAAGGTTAAAGATAAAAATGCCTAATTCAGATGCTGGTTCCAAAGATGCAAAAGGGGCTCCTAAAGAAAGAGCAATGATGAAGTTTCCAACATCTAATAATAGATTCATTGATAACTGGGTTATATTCAGAACACTACCTAGAGTAATAGAAGGTGAGCATATGACTGGTACTCTATATTCAGATACAGGTTCATCTCATGGTGGTAGTGTTGTTACAGGTACTAATGGGAAGAAGGGTAAGAGTGAAAAATCAACCTTCCAGAATAAAGATGTGACTATTGCATTATATTTCCCTAACAATGTTAAGGATACTGTTCAAGTTGACTACGATGTAAAAGAGGTAGGACTAGGAGATACTGCTGTAAATGACCTAATGAATTGGGACTTCCCAGATATGGGTAGTATATTCGGTGAAATGACAGAAGGAATGAAACAGAGTATGGTTGCAATGAGGTCAATGGAAGAAGGTATTGCAACAGGTAACCCTAAGTTTTTAGGATATCAAGGTGTTACAATGAGAGAACATCAATATACCTTTAATTTAAACCCATATAACGAATCAGATTCAAAAGAAATAACAGAAATAATCCATTGGTTTAAGTTAATGGCATTACCTATGTCATCACAAAAGAACCCTAGAATCATGATATTACCACCAGAATGGGAAATCAATTTCATGGGGCCTATATTAGGACATATAGAACATCCACAAAACTGTTTCCTTGCAACTGTAGATGTAGACTATTCTGGTGGAAAGGATATGTCATTCATTGAGAGTGCTGGTGCAGAAGCAAGAGATAGAAAGTCTATTAAAGAAGAAATAGAGGCAGGAAGAGCATCAGATGATAACTTCGATGAGAGTAGTGTAAATAAAGCTAAGAACCATAAAGTACAACATTATCCTAATGGAGTCATAATGACCCTTACATTTAAAGAGATATTGAACCTAGATAGACTTAGATATGTCGGTAGAGTAAGTGCAAAAGCAGAGGGTGCAAGACAACATGCTCTTGATGAACTACAAGACTTTGAATATAATAATCACAAAAGTGATTCACAAATGGAGACTACTGAATATAAAACAGATAGTGAGGAAGAATTCAAAGCACTCTATAGAGAGAAGTATGGTACAGACCCAACTAATGCACAAATAAGAAAAGCAAGAAGAAAAGGTTCTTATTGGTCACAAGGAGTAGGGCCTGGTGGAATGCCTCTTCCTTTCAATATGAAGAATAATGTTGGGTATAGTTTCGAACATGATTCCCCAATACCAAATAGAAACAATTATACAGGCAATCAGACAACTAGTCAGTCTGGTGGAGATTAAGACATGGCAGAGCAATATTTTAAACACTATCCAAGTATCGATTTTGACCTTAAAAACGATGGTAATTTAATTAAAGCAAAAGATATATTCAGAAGTATACGAATACAATCAAATGCAATAGAGGGTGTCGCAGGATACGAATATTATTATGTACAAGACCAAGATAGACCAGATGTAACTGCAACTAAACTGTATGGAGATGCAACTTTATATTGGTTATTCTGGATGGTTAATGAAGAACTTGCAGTACATAGTGACTGGCCAAAGTCTCAAAGAGTACTAGAGAGATATATTGCAAGAAAATATTCAGGCAAAGCACTCGTCAGTTCGGCACAAGGAGATATAGTACTATCAAATACATCTAAATTTCTCCAAGGGGAAAAGGTAGTAGGTTCTACCAGTTCGGCATTTGGATATGTCACCAAGATAGACCCTACCAATAAACAAATCATATTAAACGATATACAGGGAGTATTCGTTAATGGTGAAACTGTCACAGGCTCCAAGTCGGACAAGAGTTTTACTCTCAGTTCGGTTCGGAATTTCCAAGACTCACCTCATCACTATACAGATTCAGAGGGTAATAAAACCACTATTTCAACGAGTAATACAGCAGTTTCCAATAACGACTATGAGCAAGAACATAACGATTCCAAGAGAAGTATCAAGTATATCAAACCACAATATATACCACAACTCATCAGAGAATTCAAGAGTTTCATAAGAGCATAATATGGGTCAAGCAATAGGGTTAAATAAACCTAATTCTTATAGGTTAATAGCAGTTACCATCAGTAACAATGAAGGTAGTTCATGGGATGTAAGTAATCTCGTAGACTCCTTTGAGATTAATGAGAGCATATATCAGATGTTCCTTACAGGTTCTATATCAATATTTGATAATATGAACATATTTGCAAGGGTTAATTTCACTGGACAAGAATATATTCGAATACATTTTGCTGGTATACAGGGTAATGAAGAAGAAGTACCAGAAGACGAACATATAAATCAAGTGTTTCGTATATTTAATGTCTCTAATTACCTTAGAGATACCTCTGAGAACCTATCACATGTCATGTATAAGTTAGATTTATGCTCTCCTCTACTCTATGAAGCAAAGACTAAGAGACTCTCTAGGATGTATAGAGGGAAGTCTGGGGATATATTGAATAAAATATGTAAGGAAGAATTAAATTTTATTGAGCAAAAAGACGCAGCATACTCTATAGAAAATGATTCTAAACCCCTTACAGCTGGGGGGAAGGAACTCGGTAACTTCTTCTCTGTATTCGATAGTGATGTGGGAGAGGTATCTGGGTTTCTAGCACCTAATTGGAGTGTGCATAGGGTCTTAGAGCATCTGAGAGACTCCACCTCAGACGATTCTAATCAACCTTATGGCAATTCTTACTACTTCTATCAGACTGCTCTCGATGGTTTTAGGTTCTGTAACATAGATACCATGCAGAATATAGTGTATCTGGATGGTGGAGTAGAGTTTGCACCAAGGGATTCAGGCGCTGAGCTGCCAGAAAACTACGATGATGAGGTAGGTGTGGGTAATGACATCCTCTCCTACAACAAAGTGGACTCTTTTGACACTCTCTTAGGTCACCAAGATGCACTTTATGCTGGTAAGATAGTATCTTATGACACAATCTCCAAGCAAATCACCTATATTGATAGTCAATTTACGCAACAATTCGAGATTGGAGAGGATGGTACTTATAAAAAGGAGCTTCTGTCAGTGGCCCCTAGCTTCAGAGTAGGTGCAGAGGGTATCAGAGTACCAGATGATGGTGGTGCAGAGGGAGAAGTAATGCCACCCGCTCCTATCGCGGTGCATGGAGACCCCATTATAGAACGATTTGGAGCTGCTGTCAACTTTAATTACAATCAGAGTAGTGCATTCAGTAACAAGATAGAGACATCTGGTGGTAGTTTATCCTCTGGTGGTACACATACAGTATACAATAGAGCAAGAGTAGAGAGACTCTTTGACCTCAATAGAATAAACATTCAACTATCTGGTAGAACTAATATATCTGCTGGTATGATTATACAGGTAGACATACCTATGCCCACACAGATAGGTGGTGAGCATGATGAGATACAACATAATGGTAGGTTATTGATAGAAGGTATTACTTGGAAGGGTAATAGAGATGGCTTAGAGACGCAGCTCAGCTGTACCACAGATGGATTCCAAGTCAATCCAGATACTTGGGAAGGTTTAGGACTATCACAACAATATTAATTCTCTGAGACCTGCTAGCCACAGTGCTATGGGACTCCTAGAATAAAAAAGCAGGGGCTATGCAACCCCATATAATATGTTGGGAAGTTTTATTAGAAAAAGTAAGCTTCCTATGGTGGGACTCCTAGACCTTTTATGGGACTCCTAAATATTAAATAAGAAATGGAGAATGTATGATAAAAAATATTCTACACTCACATAAGAAGATGATGTTCACCTTCTTGGATGTGACAGACATGGATGAATATGGATTAGCATGGTTTTGTTTTTTAAAGGGTGCATTATTTACTGCACTAATAGTATGGTTATTTTAAATGACTAATTGGTTATATAATAAATTAGTACCACATGCTCTTAGATTTAGAGAGTGGTCAGAAGGAAAGACTTGGGTAAAGATACCTTTATTCATATTAATACTATGGATGTTAGGGTTTGCTAATCCCTATTGGTGTGTATATCCAGTCTGTTGGATACAATAGATTATGATTAGAACTTTATTAGGTGCAAAGATACATGGTTGTATCTGTACCGATGTGGATTTGGACTATGAGGGTAGTATTCTCATAGATGAAGACTGGATTGATGAGGTGGGACTCCTTATTAATGAACAGGTTGATGTATATAATAAAACAAATGGTAACCGACATACAACTTATGTCCTACCATTACCTAGAGGGTCTAATGAGGTGTCAGTCAATGGTGCTGGTGCTCATTTGACCGACATAGGTGATGAACTTATTATTTGTTCTTATATACAATTGGATGAGAGCATGGAGACATTACCTCTCAGGCATACTCCGAAGATTAAGATTATAGACCCCAAAGACCGAATTTATAGAGAGTTGCTGGGACTTGATGGAAGTTCAGAGAAGTTAAGGAAACATATAGATGGATAGTATTGTACTGGTTTTCCATATGGTAATATTAATACCTATGGTTTATTTCATATGGAAAGATGGTTATAATAAAGGATTAAAACATGGCAGAGTTCGCAGGATTAAAGAATAATTTCTACACAGGTGTCGTAGAAGACCGACATGACCCATTATCTTTGGGTCGTGTGAGAGTTCGTGTCTATGGACTTCACACAGACGACAAATCCCTAATACCGACTCCAGATTTACCTTGGAGTGATGTTCTTATGCCTGTAACCTCTCCTTCTCTTTCTGGACTGGGATTATCTCCTCATGGACTCGTAGAAGGTTCTACAGTCATGGGAATGTACCGAGATGAGTCTGGAATGCAAGATTTCGTGGTTTTGGGTTCATTATTTGGAAAACCCAGTGATAAATGGAAGATTCCGAACAATAAAGTGGATAATGCAGTCACAAGGAGTGCAGATGAGGGTTTTAACGACCCTAGAAGGGATTCTAAAGGCGATTATGCAGAAAGTCTTGATAAACCCCAGAATGGTCGCAACTTTACTCTTACAGGGGCTCTAGACACAGCACCTCTGGGAAGACCGACTCTTACTACTGTTACTCCAGTGGATGGTTCTGGTACAACCATTGAAAATAATGACAAAGGTGAAAGGTATCCAAGGGACTCCTACACCAAAGATTCAAAGTCCGATGTAAATGAAAATGCAATCGTGGGGTCTTCTGCAACCTATCCCAATGATATTATATTAAAACACGAAGGTACATCTGTTAAAGAACCGACTCGACAAAGTATATCTCCAGCATATCCTTATAATCATATGATTGAATCTGAGAGTGGACATATATTAGAGATGGATGACACTCCTAATGCAGAAAGGTTGCACTTATATCACAGGTCTGGTAGTAGAATAGAGTTCCTACGAGATGGTGATATGACTCTTAAGGTTGCAAATAATAATTACGAAATAATATTAAAAGATAAGAAAGTATTAATTGCTGGTAGTGCCGATATTGAATTGTCTAATGGTAATTATAATATTAATGCTTATAAAGGTAAGACAGAGGATGGTGGAAATATTACATTTAATTCTCATGGTGGACATATTACAATTAATGCAACCGATAGTGAGAAAGCAATTAGATTAAAAGGTAAAGTATCTATTAATGGAAGTGCTTACGATGAATCCTAAAGAATATTTAGATTATATTGGTTCATGGTTAAGATGGTATTATAATGTCTGAAGCACAAACACCAGTTGCAATTGAATGTCCTCAAGTTGTTATTCCTAGTGCAGATGACCTAGAAAAAATAATAATACAAATAGGGAATCAATATGGTTGGGAATATATTCAACCTATTGAAGAATTATTAGGTGCGTTTCCTTTATCTCATACATGGAATAAAGTTAATCTAGATATTCCAGAATTAGAATGGGAAGGAAAGATACAATGTATTATAGAAGAATTTAAATTATATCCTATAGTAAAAATATGTGAGTTCCTATCTATCCCATTAAAAATTCCAGTACCACCTTTTGGTATTACAGTTGATTGTCAAAGATTATTTACAGAGCCTGGATATAAAGCAGAACTATTAAAAGAATTAGAAGAGTCTGTTGACATTTCTAAAATAATGGATGGTTGGAACTTAGAACAATGGGATGGAACAAATGGTATTGATGTACCAGATATTAAATTATCCCAAGCTTGGAAAGAATTAGTAGAAGAAATAAAAACTATATTATCGAAATCAATGTTTCTTGGTATAGGAGAAATTCTTGGTAAGTCACCAGTAAAAGAAATAGTAGAGTTATTACCAGACCCTATAGGATTCCTACTTGAACTTATTATTTCTGTTCCTAAAGGTGGATATGACTTTGACTCAGAAAAATTATTTAAGTCCTTACAGAAACAAGCAGAAGAAGCGGGTGAAGACTTTAAAGAAATGTTACTTGAGTTTGAAATACCTTTTGTTTCCGAAGTACCTTCTATTCTAGGACTTGAAGATGTATTACCTAAAACCATAGGTGATTTAATTGACTTAGATGTAAGTGGTGAATTTAAAGAAATAGATTTTCCTAATTGGGATACACAGAAAATAAAAAATAAGTTTGATTCATTTATAAAAGACTTACCTCAAATATTACTTGAAGCATGTCTAGAAAAACTTACTAAACTAATATCATTCCTTATTCCATCATCGATTCCGATTCCATTTACTCTATGTACATTCCTAACTGCAATTGGTTTTCCAAAAGAGATATCAATTGATAATCTAGTACTAGAAGGGACATAAATAATAGTATGAGTCAGAATTATCTAAAAAACAAAAGTAAAATTACTGCAAGAAGATGGTACACTGATATTGATTTAAATATCACACCTCATCCTTCTTCTGGTGACTTAGTTTTAAAGCAAGATATAGATGCAGTTAAAAGGTCAATAAGAAATATCATGTTAACTAACAATTATGAGAGACCTTTCAAACCAAACTTTGGTGCAAATCTTAGGGGACTCCTATTTGAACTTGCAGATGACTTAACAAAGTTTGAAATAAGGTCACAGATAATTGAAGCAATAACTCAATTAGAACCTAGAGTTTCTATTGAAGAGATATATTTAAACAATTCAAGGGCAAACACAATGCATGTTAACTTGCATTATGGAATCAGAGGTGTACAAGAACCTCAAGAAATAGAAGTTATACTACAGAGAATACGATAATGGCAACAGTAAAAAGTTCACAAGTCAATATTACCGATTTAGATTTCGATGATATTGCATCCAATTTAAAAGAATATCTTAAAGGTCAGACAACTCTTAAAGACTACAACTTTGAAGGTAGTAATATTAGTTTACTCATAGACCTTCTTGCATACAGTTCACATGTGTCCGCGTTTAATGCAAATATGGTTGCGTCTGAATTGTTTTTAGACACTGCACAAATAAGAAAGAATGTAGTATCTCGTGCAAAAGAGATTGGTTATACTCCTACTAGTGCAACTGCTTCTACATCAATAGTTGACTTAACAGTGAACAATCCTTTGATTGGTGGAAATACACCTTCATCATTAACTCTTAATAGAGGACATAAATTTAAAACAACTTATGATGGATTCGTATTCCCATATGTATTATTAGAAACAAAAACAATTAGTCCATTAAATGGTATCTTTAAATTTGAAGACCTTAAGTTATCTCAAGGGACAATGAACTCAGATATCTTTGCATATAATGGTCAGATACAAAATCAAAGATTTCCATTAACAGAAAGTTTAGTAGACACTACAAGTGTTACAGTTACAATATCATCTACTGGTGGTTCAACTTCTGCGTGGACACAATCAACTGATATTAGTTCAGTGGACAAAGATAGTAAAGTATGGTATGTTCAAGAGAATGACCAAGGTCTCTTTGAAGTATATTTTGGTGATGGTGTTATTAGTGCAGAACCTTTAGATGGAGATACAATTACAATCTCATACTTGGTAACAAACGAAACACATACAGAAGGTGCAAGTATATTTACAATGACTGATGCAATAGCAGGAAATTCAGATGTAACTATTACATCTAAAGAGGCATCCTCTGGTGGTAAAGATAAAGAAGGAATTGAATCAATTAGATTTGCAGCCTCCAAGTTCTATACCTCACAAAACAGATTAGTAACAGTAGACGATTACAAATCTAAACTACAAACTTTATATCCAGGCGCAGATTCAATTGCAGTCTGGGGTGGAGAAGATAACAACCCACCACAATATGGAAAGATATTTATTTCTATTAAACCTTCTCAGAATGTAAACAAACTAACAAGTTCAGAAAAGGTTTTGTTAAGAGATAAGTTGCGTTCATTAAATATGTTAACAGTCAGACCAGAGTTGGTTGATGCAAATATAATTGATATTATAATTGATTGTAACTTTAAATTCAATCCTCGTGCAACAACTAAAACTGCATCTGAATTAGAAACATTAGTAAGGGCTGCAATCGTTACACACGACAGTACTTACTTAAGTGGTTTTGATAGTATCTTTAGGCACTCAGTTCTAGCAACAGATATAGACAGTGCAGAATCTTCGATTCTTTCGAACATTACAACTATCAAACTTCGTAAGTCAATTTCACCTACATTAAGTCAGTCATTAGGATATACTGTAGAGTTTGGAAGTGGTAATTCATTCCATAGTCCTAATGTAGGATACAATAAAGCAAATGGTGGTATAACTACCACAACAGGATTTAAAGTATCTGGGTATACAGATACATACTACTTTGATGATGATGGAGAAGGTAATCTCCGAAGATATTCATTTAGTGGTTCAACAAGAGTCTATGCAGATACTCAAGCAGGAACTGTAGACTATACAAATGGTAAAATAACTGTAAATGGAATAAACATAATAGAGACATCTAATACAGATGATACTATTTACTTTACAGTAATTCCGAATTCATATGATGCAGTTGCATACAGAAGTAATCTTCTAGATATCAACACATCATTGATAAGTGCAACTGGAGTCGCAGACTCTATTGCATCTGGTGATACGAGTGCTGGGGTTGGATATACATCCTCTTCTAGTTACTCCTAAACTATGATTCATGTATATGCATGAAGTAGAATTCCCACATGTCGTGGGTTTATAATAATGCTAAATTAGAGAGGAACTAAAAATGGCAGATAAAAAAGTAACAGCATTGTCCGACTTAGGGACAGGCATCGCAGGTGAAGACTTGCTTCATGTTATTGACGACCCTTCTGGAACTCCAGTAAACAAAAAGGTGTCAGTCAGTAATGTTTTAAATAACCTTCCAGACTACCTTGGATTTGCACAATCGGCAGAGGCTGTAACATACAGTTCAAACGCTGCAACTGCAACAATAGGTAAGTATGCTCACTTTATCACAGGTAGCTCAAGTGGAACTAGAGATATCCTTACATTAGGAAATGGTTCTACAGGACAAATCAAATGGTTTGTGTTTGCAGTAGATAATGCCAAGGACACTCGTGTGACTCCTTCTGGTACATTTACTGGTGGTTCATATGTTGAACTTAACACAGCTGGTGACACTGTATGCATGCTATACACAGGTTCAACTTATGGTTGGGTCGTGATAGGTGGTCACAACTACACTGTTGCATAAGGATAATTAAATGCCAATTCTCAATGATAGGTTAGTAGACCAACTTGATGAACTCCTACCAGAGTACATTAGTGAGGAAGGACAAGGACTCAAGAAGTTCTTGTCTGCATACTTTGACTTTCTTGAGAAAGGTATTCTTATTCATAAACAGGGTACAGACCTTGACAAAGTAGGTTTAGAAGATGGAGAGGGTTCAGTTTTACAAGAGACTGCAACCTTCTCTCCATCACCTTTAGACAGTGCAAGGTTTATATACGAACAAGATTCTCTTGGACAGTCACAAACTGGTTCTTGGGAAATAGGTGAATATGTGGTTGGTTCAACATCTGGTGCAACTGCAAGAATCGATGTTATAGGAAGTACAACTAATAAACTATACATTGAAATATTTACCGAAGCACAATTTTTACCAGATGAAACAATCGTTGGTCAGAATAGTGGATACACTGCAAAGGTTGATGCCTTTGAAGGTGGTGCATTATTCGCTGCAAACAATCTGTTAGACTATGCAGATGTAGATAAGACAACAGGAGACTTTTTGGAATACTTCCGAAAAGACTTCATGCCTTCGATTGATACAAAGATACTTGCAGATAAGAGATTACTTGCAAAACATATTAATAGCATCTATCTTGCAAAAGGTAGTATGGCATCATACGATTTTCTTTTTAGGGTTCTCTACAATGAAGACATAGATATTATATATCCTAAAGACCAAATGATTGCACCATCTGATTCTAAATGGTCAGAGTATACAGTTCTTAATTTATATTCTACAAAGAATTTATTAGAATATGAAAAAGGAAAGATAGTAAAAAAAGATGGTGACCAAAATATAATAACTGAGATTCAAGCAGATACTATTTCTAGACTGGAAATGTCTGGAGAAACCGAAAACATTTACCGAGTGGTAATCATGGAGCCATACATTGGTTCATTAAGTATTGGTGATTCAGTAGAACTACAATCAAGAGAAAGTAGTTTAAAATTCCATGAGGCAACAGTAAGAGGAATTATATCAGACCTTGATAAAGAAGAAGGTAATGTTTTAGTTGCAATGGAAAATGAAACAGGATTTGTTTCAACCGAATCAGACAATACAGAAGGATTCCATTTAGAAAACGAAGAAACAGGAGATATAATTCTATTAGAGACTGCAACACAATCAGACAATACTCTAAATGAAGTTCATGGTAAAACTCCGATATTAGTTTTAGAGACAGTAAACACCACAAGTACAACAGCAGTGATTGGTGGTGCATTAAAAGATGAAGAGATTTCAATAGGTTCATTATATACTCCATCAGAAAATGTACAAGTTAATATACCACAATCAGAACTTGGTGTGGGTAAGGAAGCAAGAACAATAGTTGGTCAAGTTAATGATGGTAAAGTAGAAAAGATTATTGTAGACCCAAGTAATAGAGGAACAGGATATAGTGATGGTGACCTAGTTGTATTTGATAATAGAGCAACTGGTGGTACACTTGGAATGGGTGAAGTAACCTCTACTTCTGGAGACATGCTTTTAGAATCTGGAACTACATTTGGTTCATTTGAGTTTATTGCAACTTCTGGACAAACTACATTCACTGGAAGAGACAGATATAATAACATTTTAGTTTATGACCCAGAGAAAGTTATGGTCAGAGTTAAGAGGGCAAATGTATCACAAACAATTGCAGCTCAAGGTGGTGGTGTTCCATTTACAGTATTCGAAGAAGTTAAAGGAGTTGCAAATGTAGGACTCAATGGTACATCAATTGTATTCACAGGAACTTATGCAAACGCTTCTCATGCAAATTATGTAGGTGGTGCTAATACTATCATAGAAGTGTTTGCAGAACCAGAAGAAACAACTTTGATTCTGGAAGAGGGATTACAGGTTACTGGAGAAAACAAAATTATTTACGACCAGTCTGGTGCAAATCCAACTGGTGCAATCTCAAAGGTTAGAGTTAAAACAAGTGGTGTAGGATATACATCATTACCTAAAATATACCCAGGCGGTGAAGTATTCTATAATGAAGATTTAGACTATGTGAGTAGTGCAATAAAATCAAATTTTATAATAGGAGAAACAGTTACATCTGGAAGTACGACTGGTATTCTGGTTGACCATGACAAAGGTGCAGATAAACTTATCATAGGTAAACTACAAACTACAACCGATACTACAACATTTAGTATAGGAGATACAATTACAGGTTCATCTTCTGGTACGACTTGTACAGTCAAACAAAACAGTTTTACAACAGGGGTTGGTGCAAACCTTTTAGCATATGGTAAATCAATTGGAACGATTGGACAACTTAGAGTTATACAGCCAGGAAATCATTTCGATAAATCAAATGGTATTCCAGCCTTCAATCATAAGTTTATTTTTGGTAGGGCATCTGCAAATCCAGTAGTTGACACTACACTTACAGGTGATTTTAGTAAAGCAACAGGTACAGTTACTTCTGTTAATGGTGATATAAATTTAATAACTATTACACCTACAACTGGGATGTTTAAAGTAAATGAAACTGTAACTGCATCAGATGGAAAGACATTCCAGATACTAGAAGGTAATCCAGCAACAGTTAGTGGTAAACACAACACTATATCAAGGATAGATGGAAACTATACAAGTGATATAGGTTTCCCATCTGTAACATCACAAAGAATTCAAGATTCAAAATTCTATCAGAGTTTCTCTTATGTAATTAAAGTTGGTCAAAGTATAAACAAATATCGTTCTGTTGTTCAACAATTATTAAATCCAGCTGGAACAATCTTCTTTGGTGAAGTTGCAATTACAAACAACCTTGATGGTAGTGCAGAAACATATCGTGCTGGTGCAAATGATGCTGGGTTTGATGGAGACAGGGTAACAAGGTCATTCGTACCAACATTGTATATTGGTTCTAAGATTGACCCATCAAAAATTATTTTAGAGGAAGGTACAGTTGCATCTGGAGAAGAAGATGTATTCTATGCAGATGAACAAAATGTAATTCTAGAATCTGGAGAAGGTGTTGCAGTAACAGAAAGATTCCTTGCAGATGATAGATTAAGATTAAATCTAACTACAACAGATATGTCACCTGCTGGTTCAAGAGCATTTACGATTGGTGAAACAGTATCACAGAATCAATTTAAAACTACAAGTGGAGACATTGCAACGATTACAGGTAGAGTTGTAGACAGAGAAAGAGATGGAAGTGGTAATTTACTTGCAGACCCAACTTATATAATCATTGACCAAATAACACCAGACCACACTGCAATCAAACAGTACATATCAGAAGGTGGAAGAGGTGGTATCTGGGGATGGTTCATGGAGACCAGTGGTGATTGGAAAGCAGACCAGTCAGATACAGACATAGAATTTGTACATGGTATTGTTGGTGCATCTTCTGGTAAGAAAGCAATTCTTAATTCTGTAGTAGATAACAATGTTAAAACAGACCAAGGTTCTGGTCAAGCATTTATTGTTGGTGAAGATATTACTGAATCAGATGTTGGATTATACGATAGGATTATTCGTGCAAATGTACAAGTGCATGGACATAAGGTAGAAAAAGAAATAGAGATATATCCTCATTATGCACATCACAGAATATATTATACCACACTTAACAATGCAATTACAATAGGACAAACAATTAAAAACAATGGTGTATTGGGTCGTGTTATGGAACACGATACAGTCAATAAGTTTATTATTGTCTGGTCTGCTTCAGATGAATTTGGTGCAAACATAGGAAGTTTCACTGCAAGTGCAGTAACAAACGAAGCAGGAAATACAACACACTTTATTGCAACTACAGTAGAACTACATCATGTCCACGAAAGAATACTTGATTTCTCTGAGGGACATTATACTACAGTTACTACTCCATCTAGACCATCAATATCAGTTGACCCAAATGCACATACTCTTTATAAATCTGAATTCTACGATGGTGAGACAAGACAACATAGAAAGAACATTACAATACTACAAACCTTTGCAACTGCAACTACAAGGTCTGGTAGAACATTATCAGTTGTTCCAGATATTAATGAAGTTGTAAATCAACATGGTAAAAGAGGAAGTGCGAATGCAACTACGATTGCATTGGTTGGTGGACTTGAATGGGGTGAAACAATTAAGAGTGCAAACAGAGATTCTATAATTAATAACCTAGAAGCATCTGCAAAAAGAACTAATACTATAAATTCTTCTGATGGTTCTAGTACAATAGTTAAACAATCAGATAGAAATAATGTTGGTGGATTATTTGCACATGCAATGATTCCATCCGATGCAAAACGAATCAACTCAGTTGCAAATGTTGATGAAGAGTTTATAATTACAGAAGATGGTTTATATCTAATAGAAGAGATAGACCATGGTTTCTTAATGGCAGAACCAGAACCAGAAAGATACAATTCTGTTACTACATCCGATGGTCACTATTATGTTGGTGATTTGTGGACAGTAGACCCAACAGAAGAACTAACATTAGAAACTGGTGATAGACTTGCATTAGAAGATGCAACAGATATAGAAAAGAATGAAAGGTTTGTGACCGAGAGGTCATTTAACTTGGGTTCATACTTTATGAAATCCGAAGTACAAGATACACTTGTATATGAGGATGATACAAGAATAATCCAAGAAAATGCAATATCATTTGGTGAACCAGTCGAAAGACTAGGCCCAACACTAGGTGACCTTGCAAAAATAGGTTTCTCTCAATCACTTGAGATTGAAGATAGACTTAGATTAGAATCTGGAAATGCAGTTGGAACAACTCCAACTTCAAGTAACGGCTGGGATAAGG